TTTAAAAAAGACCCGATGCGAGGCGCATTCGATCCAAACATAATGACTCCACCCGGTGATATTTAAAAAACAGTGGACGGCTTAAGATTAGCAGAGTATATTCTAAAAGAATTGCGAAACAGACAAGACCAGATTTCTGATCATCTGTCTAGCGGTTCAATAAAAACGATGGAAGATTATCGTTTTCTTATTGGAGAGTTGACGGCACTTCGCTCCTTTGAGGATGATGTAAAAGAAGTGTTGCAAAAAACAACTGGAGACAGTTTTGATGAGTGACTTAGCAGTCCCCCAACACATAGAAGCCGAACGCAAGGCTCAAAAAGAAGCGCAGAAAATAGAGGAAAGCAAAACAAACGGTGAAGCATCTATTCAAGATGCCTACATCGAACCTCAAGAAAGAGTCCTTGACCCCTCCCTTATTGACAGCTCACTACTAGAACGAATGCCCGATCCAACGGGTTGGCGTTTATTGGTGTTGCCATACAAAGGAAAAGGCGTCACAGAAGGAGGCATTGTTTTACCCGATACGCTTGTAGATAGAGAAGCTTTAGCAACCGTGGTGGCTTATGTGTTAAAAGTCGGTCCGTTGGCATACAAAGACTCTAACAAATTTGGCGGAGAACCTTGGTGCACATTAAAGGACTGGGTTTTGATTGGCCGATATGCAGGCGCTCGATTCAGACTAGACGATGGCGGAGAAGTTAGAATCATTAACGACGACGAAGTCATTGGAACTATTTTAGATCCTGACGACATCCAGAGCCTATAATCGGAGCAAGACATGGCAGAACAATTACCAGAAATTACTGATGAAAAAATTGAAAAGGCTGCATTGCCAAAAGGCAAAAGAGCCAATGAAGAAGTATCAGAAGAATCAACTTTTATTGAACTCGAAGGAAAAGACTTAGAAGGGCTTTCGTCCATAGAAGAAGAAACGGTTCAAGAAGATTTTAAAACAAGTCCTCATGTTGAAAAACAAGCAGAGAGCATAGAAAACGAAGCTGAAAAAAGAGCTAAGTTGGCACAAAACAGAATTGATAAAGCCGTTAAACAGGCCAAAGATTATCAACGCCGAGAACTTCAGGCGCTTCAATATGCCAAACAAATTGCTGAAGAAAACAAAAAACTTAAAAATGAACAAGCACAAATATCTCAAAGTTATGGCGCTGAATTTGGCGCAAGAGTTGAATCTCAACTAGAAGCTTCTAAAATTGCTTTGCAAAAAGCAATGGAGGAAGGCGAAGCTGAAAAGATAGCAGAGGCCCAATCAATATTGGCTACTGCTTCTGCGGATAAAGTGGCTTATGATCAGTATCAAAAACAACTCGAAACATACAATCGAGAAATGGAACAATACAATGCAGAGCAACAAGCGTATATTCAAGAACAAAGAATAAGTGCACAGCAGCAGAACCAAAATGCTTCTCAACCTGTTTATCAACAGCCTTCACAAAAAGCACAAAGTTGGGCTAATGAGAATACTTGGTTTGGACAAGACCCAGTTATGACCAATGTTGCAATTGCTGTTCACGAACAATTGGCACAAGAAGGATTTGACACAGAGTCAGAGGACTATTACTCTGAGATTAATAAACGAATGAGGCAAGAATTGCCTAACAAGTTTCAAGATAACGTGGAAGCTGATGGAAAACCCGTCCAAACCGTCGCTTCACCATCACGCAGTAACTCAAATGGGCGCAGGAAAAATCGTAATCAGGTAGAGTTGACACCTAGCGAGCAGCAGTTAGCTAAACGTCTAGGAGTTTCTTTCAAAGATTATGCAGTTCACAAAGCGAGGTTAGATAACTCATGAATGATAAAGTTGAAATCGAAGAAAACGTTGAAATTGACAGAACTTCTCGAAGTTCAGAAACACGCGAGACTCAAGAGGCTAGACGCCCTTGGGAACCGCCATCTCTTTTGAAAACCCCGGAGCCTCCTCCAGGAATGCGATACCGTTGGGTTCGTACCGATGTAAGAGGCCAGGAAGATCGAAAGAATGTCATGCAACGATTTAGAGAAGGATGGGAGCCTGTCAAACCGGAAGAAATTCCAGAATTTGATGTGCCAACCATTGATCACGGTAAACACGCAGGTGTTGTTGGGATTGGTGGACTCATGCTTTGTAAGATTGATGATTCAATTGCCGAAGAAAGAAATCGGTACTTTGAACAAAAAACAACCAATCAGATGAATGCAGTTGATAATGACCTTATGCGTGAAGAACATCCTGCAATGCCAATTACAAACAATCGGCAATCCAGGGTTACTTTTGGTGGTAACTCTAAGAAGTAATGAAATATCGTTATTCTTTAGAGCTACTGAATTTTAATCTCGTGATCGGAGAAGTTAATTATGGCAAATAAAGACGCCGCATTTGGTTTGCGTCCAGCCAAACATGTTAGCGGTTCACCGTTCAACGGAGGTCAATCTAGATATAGAATTACGACTAGTGCGACAGCTTACTCTACGAAGATTTACATGTGTGACATTGTGACTCAAGGAACAGGAGGTACGATTACTCGTATCGCTCGTGCCGATGGTGGTGGTGCTACAAGCGCTATTATCCTTGGTGTGTTCAATGGTTGTTACTACACTGACCCTACTACAAGTAAACCAACGTGGAGCAATCATTGGCCAGGTAATGCTGCCACTGATGCAGTTGGCTTTATCATTGACGACCCTTACGTCGTTTTTGAAGTACAAGCTGATGCTGCTATGCCAGTCGCCGACTTGTTTGGAAACTTTGACATTGTGGATCAATCCACAGTTGGAGATACCACAAGTGGTCGTTCTAATGTTGAGCTTGATGTGTCAACTGGTGCTACTACAGCAACGTTGCCACTGAAAGCAATCGGTATATCTACAGACCCTCAGAACTCCGACGTCGCAACTGCAAACACCAATGTGCTTTGTTTAATACAGAATCATCTGTATAGACAGGCTCAAGTTGGTCTAGCATAAAGGAGATATAACTAATGGCTATTTCAAGAGCACAGCTCACTAAAGAACTAGAACCTGGTTTAAATGCTCTTTTCGGCATGGAGTATTCTCGTTATGAGAATGAACACGAGGAAATTTTTGAAGCTGAAAACTCAGACAGAGCTTTTGAAGAAGAAGTTCTTATTTCAGGTTTCGGAAATGCCCCCGTGAAGCGTGAGGGAGATGGTGTTGAGTTTGACACAGCCTATGAAGGCTTTACTGCTCGTTACACCCATGAAACTATTGCACTTGCATTTGCATTAACAGAAGAAGCTGTAGAGGATAACCTCTATGACAGACTTGGTGCTCGTTATACTAAAGCATTAGCTAGAAGTATGGCACACACTAAGCAAGTCAAAGCTGCTAATGTTTTAAACAATGCATTTAGCTCTAGTTACACGGGTGGAGATGGAGTATCACTGGTAAACAGTGCACATACTCTTGCGGGTGGAGGAACTTACTCAAACACACCTAGTACCCAAGTTGACTTGAACGAAACGTCACTTGAAGATGCGTTAATTACTATTTCAACTTTTGTTGATGATCGTAACTTAACACTAGCACTTCAGGGGATGAAGCTAATCGTGCCACCACAACTTCAATTCGTAGCAGATCGCTTGCTCGAAACTCCAGGCCGTGTTGGAACAGCTGACAACGATATTAATGCAATCAAAAATATGGGAATGATTCCTGAAGGCTATGCCGTCAATCATTTCCTAACTGATACTGATGCATTTTTTATCTTGACTGACTGCCCAGACGGAATGAAGCATTTCGTGCGAACGCCTATAAGCACAAACATGGAAGGTGATTTTGACACCGGTAATGTTCGCTTTAAGGCTAGAGAGCGATACAGCTTCGGTTGGAGCAACCCTCGTGGCATTTATGGCTCACAAGGCGCTTAACCAGTGAAATGGAACCTCGCCGGGGGTTTCTTACTCAACCCGGCACACTTTTCTAGGGTAAACTTGTCCTACAGACTGACCTAGCAGACAATGCCAAGACGGTAGGACTTATTAAGGAGACTTAATTATGGCAAAATCAACCTTTTCAGGACCAGTACAATCATTGGCTGGTTTTATTTCGGCAGGGAACGCTAACGTAGTTAGCCTAACTGCTGACACAACTTTGACTGTTGCAGCACACGCTGGAAAAGTCATAGTAACTAATGACGCAGACGGTAAATTTACTTTGCCTTCTATTGTCGCAACCACACCTGGTGCGGACGATGATCCAAATCAGCTAAACAATTTAGGTGCTACTTTTACATTTGTTGTTGTTACAGCAGCTACAGATATGGACATCTTAACCGATGGAACCGATAAATTTGTTGGTGGTACTTACACAGGTGTAACTGACGCTACGGGTAAAACTTTTATTTCTGGTGCAAGTAACGATGTTATCACTATGAATGGAAGCACTAAAGGCGGACTAGCAGGCAGTATAGTTAAATGTACTGCTATAGCTTCTGCTAAGTATGCGGTGGAAGGAATCATACTTGGTTCGGGAACACTAGTTACTCCATTCGCTGACGCATAAGGAGGTGACGCATGGCTAATACAGTCACAGGTCCCACTAATCAGTTTGACGGAGAAAAAACACTTATTGTTTATGCTTCAGTTTTATCAGATGGAAGTGCAAGCAGTACGACCTTGGTTGATGTTTCAGCATTGAATGCTGCTCCTGACGGAACCGCTTGTTCTACTGTTACCTTAAAAAAGATTTGGTATACAGTTAGTGGCGCTCCTGATGCACCCGCTTCTTTAGATTGGGATGCAACCACAGATGTTACTTTTCTAACATTGTCTTACGACAATTCGTTTGATTTTAGTGGCTTTGGAGGTTTGTCCAATACTAAAGCATCTGGTTACTCAGGCGATGTACTTTTTGTTATTCCATCGACATCTGATGCTGGGAATGAATACACCGTTTGGTGTGAGTTCACTAAGAACTACTAAGAAGAATGGCTACTTCTGGATCAAGAGATTTTCAGCCTAATGTTGCTGAATGGATCGAAGAAGCCTACGAACGATGTGGGCTGGAAATGCGTACTGCTTATGACGCAAGAACAGCTCGCCGTTCGTTAAATATTCTTTTTGCAGACTGGGCAAACAGAGGACTAAACCAGTGGACAATCAACAATGTCAGTCAGACATTAACTGAGGGCACTGAGTCTTACAGTTTAAACAATTATGTTGCAGATGTTCTCGATGTGGTTTTAAGAAGAACCGAAAACGGAATAGCCACTGATTATCAAATGAATCAGATAGGTCGTTCTGAATATTGGAACATTCCAAACAAATCAAACAAAGCTAGGCCTACACAATATTTTTTAGACAAACAAGAAACGCCTAAGATATATCTTTGGCCAGCACCAGAGAACAGCACAGATATTATTAAAATGAATCAAATTTTAAGAATAGAAGACGCAGATGCTTCAGCAAATGATGTCCAGGTTCCTTTTCGGTTTTATCCATGCTTGGTTGCTGGTCTTGCATATTACATATCTCAAAAAAGAGCGCCAGAAAGAATGGAAGCACTAAAAGCAATGTACGAAGATGAGTTTGCCAGGGCATTGGCTCAAGATGAAAGTCGTGCATCGTTGATGGTAAAACCAAACATGCGTTCTTATGGATACTAAACATGTCTTATGCTTCAGGCAAATATGCATACGGAATTTGTGACCGATGTGGTTTTAAATACCCACTCGGACAGTTACACAAAGA